AAGGAGGCTGACAGCTGGCTCATTAACACTTAAAAACACACCTATTTTTTATATTTCTTATTTCGTGTCGCGTCGCGATGCCCGGTTTAAAAAAAGCAAACTACCCTAACCTACAGAGGTGACAAATCGAGATGTATATAAAAAATTACGGCCAGTCAAAATCGCCTTATTACCTTTTTCATATATAAAAAAAATCCCCCAGTAAAAAATTGACCAATAACTCCTGCTACCACATATATTTGAAAGATCAATGTCTTTTTAAGGATTTAAGTCAAGACGAGTTTGATGTGATATGGAATCGAATATATAGATCTTATTTTACAGAAGATATAACTTATACAAAAGTCTCCCTTGGAAATGGTGTTTGTTCGGGTACCCTCCCAGAACCTCCGGGATCTGATTCTTATTGACATATACATAATCCTGATGTATAATTGAACTGAAGGTATTACACAATTATGGCAAAAGGATTCACCGTTAAAGCAAACACTCCGAAAGTAAAGAAAAAAGAAGAGTGGGATATAGCAGCAATTAAGCAAAGAATGAAAGGCAAGACAATCGTATTTTGTTTGCCCGGTAGAGGTTGCTCTTATATTTTCTTAAAGAATTTTGTACAACTCTGTTTTGATATGGTTCAGAACGGTATGAGTATACAGATAAGTCAAGACTACTCTTCCATGGTTAACTTTGCAAGATGTAAGTGTTTAGGTGCAAATGTATTACGTGGCCCAAAACAAGTTCCTTGGGATGGTAAACTTCAATATGATTATCAGTTATGGATTGACTCGGATATTGTCTTTGACACTAACAAGTTCTGGCAGTTATGTGATGTTGCTGTTCCTGCTGAAGGTGAAGAGAGACGTATTGCTGCCGGTTGGTATGCTACAGAGGATGGTAAGACTACATCTGTCGCTCACTGGTTAGAAGAAGATGATTTCCGCAACAATGGTGGTGTTATGAATCACGAGACTGTCGATTCAATGGCAAAACGTAAGAAACCTTTTACTGTTGATTATACTGGTTTTGGTTGGGTATTAATTAAAAAGGGTGTTTTTGAAGATCTTGAGTATCCTTGGTTTGCTCCAAAGATGCAAGTCTTTGAGTCTGGTGCAGTTCAAGACATGTGTGGTGAAGATGTATCATTCTGTCTTGATGCCAAAGAGAATGGTGATGAAATCTGGTGCGATCCTCGTATTCGTGTCGGTCATGAAAAAACTCGTATTATCTAATTATGACTTCTTCAGATAGAATAGCAGACGCTCTTGAAAGAATTGCTGATATTTTAGAAGGTAATCAAGATCGCGTCTCGGCCTCTCGTATCTCGAATGAATCGGGAAAGTATGGGGGTAAATTAAAAGCAAAACCAGTGAGAAAAGTGTAATGAACAATATTGCACTCGAATTAATCTTTTGGGTAACCCTTTCTTTGTATATTTTGACTCAATTAGGAGTTTTCAAAAAACAAAAAGGGCGAAAAAAGGGATATTCTCGAAAAAATAAATAAAAAAATCGTTTTTTCTCGAAGTGAATAAATAAAAGGGACAATATAGTCCCTTTTTTAGTAAAATGACTGCTTCTCATGATTTTTTAGACAATTTGGCGAATCATCAGCATCAAAAAATGCTTCGTGAGATTGCAAATGACGCAATTACACCCAAAAAACGTGATTCAAAGGTGCAAAATGACCTTTATGAGAAGATGGATGACGATGATTTCTATGAGGGACTCGATTATGATGATCAATCGTACATTTAAGCTGATAAATAACTATTATTAGTATAAATTAATGCCATTAGAAAGAGTAAGTCAAGGTTTTAAGGATATTAGCATGTCTTTTGAGAATAATCCTCTCACACAAGACCTAATTGCACTTAAAAATGAAAATGCGATTGCTCGCTCTATCAAAAATATCGTTTTTACAAGTCCCGGAGAGAAGTTTTTTGAACCGGACTTTGGATCTGATGTTGCTGAGTCTCTTTTTGAGACAATGGATGACCTTACAGGTAGTTTTGTAGAAGATCAGATACGTGAATCAATTGATGAATTTGAACCAAGAGTAAAATTAATAGATGTAACTGCTTTACCTAGCTTTGATAATAATACTTTTGACGTAACTATTAAATATGAGGTTGTTGGAGCAGATGTTCCTCCACAACAATTAGAATTCGCATTGCAACCAACCAGATAAAATGCCTTTAGTCAATTTTGCTAACCTTGATTTTGATCAAGTTAAGACAACTCTTAAAGAATATTTACAATCCAATTCAAATTTTACGGATTATAACTTTGAGGGATCGAACTTATCAACTGTTTTAGACGTATTAGCATATAATACATACATCACTTCGTATAATGCCAACATGGTGGCAAACGAAGTCTTCATTGATAGTGCAACATTAAGGGAAAATGTAGTTTCGTTAGCAAGAAATATTGGATATTTACCTCGTTCAAGGACTGCAGCAAGAGCCACCGTCACTTTTTTCGTAGATTGTAGTAATATTACCCCTGCACCGTCAAATTTAACACTTAATAAAGGGCCTGTCGCAGCAACTTCCTCTGCTTTTGGCAGTTCTTCACTTATTTTTTCGATTTGTGAAGACATTACAGTGCCTGTAAAGGACGGAATTGCAAGATTTAACAATATTTCCATATATGAAGGCACACTTTTGAACTCAGAATTCACAAATTCTGCTGCAAATCCGAATCAAAGGTTTATTTTACCAAATACTGGCATTGATACAAGTCTAATTAAGGTAAGAGTTAAGAATAATTCATTTTCAACAGCAGGAGTTAAGTATGGTTCTCAAGATAGTCTCTTCGATATCACTCCTTTATCGAAAGTTTTCTTCTTACAGGAGATAGAAGATGAAAGATATGAGATATTTTTTGGAGATGGTATATTTGGGCAGAAATTAGATGAAGGAAACGTTGTAGAAGTTGACTATATCGTGTCAAGTGGTGACGGTGGTAATGCAGTTCGTAATTTTCAGTTTGCGGGCAAGTTAACATATACAAGAAATGCAACAGAATATACCGTTTCATCAGGTGTTTCTCTATTAACAACTGGTTTACCTGCCTCTGGTGGTGAACAAATTGAGAGTGTAGACTCAATTAAGAAGTTTGCACCTCGAATTTATGCTTCTCAAAATAGAGCTTTGACATCAAATGACTATGAAACACTCATTCCGACTAAAATTTACCCAGAAACCGAGTCAATTTCTGTTTTTGGAGGTGAAGATTTAGTTCCTCCTCAATATGGAAAGGTTTTTATTAGTATAAAACCAAGAACTGGAGACTTTTTACCAAATTTAATCAAAGAAAACATCAGATTAAGGTTGAAAAAGTATGCTGTAGCAGGAATTGTTCCAGAAATTCTTGATTTGAAGTATCTTTACATCGAAGTAGACTCAAAAATCTACTATAATAGCAATTTAGCACCTTCCTCAGCTGATGTTTCAAGTTCTGTTCAATCAAATGCAACAAAATATGCTGAATCAAGTGAATTAAATAAGTATGGAGCAAGGTTTAAGTATAGTAAATTTTTAAATATCATAGATCAAAGTCAAGAAGGAATTACTTCCAATATCACGACTATCAAAATGAGACGAGATTTGAGAGTTGCTTTGAATTCATTTGCAGAATATGCAATTGGTTATGGTAATCAGTTTCATATAAACAGTATGAATGGATATAATATTAAGTCTTCAGCATTTTTTGTATCTGGAATTAGTGAACCTTTATATGTAACTGATATTCCTAATACTGATAGAGAGACTGGAAGTTTGTTTTTCTTTACTTTACCAAGTATAAACTCAACATCACCTGTAATTGTTAGAAGAAATGTTGGAACAATTGATTATGTTAAGGGTATTATAACATTAAATCCAGTTAATATTGTGTCTGGTAAGATTAAAGACGGTCAAACTATAATTGAACTTGAGGCATCTCCACATTCTAATGATGTTATCGGATTACAGGATCTTTATTTGCAACTAGATATAAGTAAC